TTCTAATGCTACAAGCGCAGCAACAGGAGGCGGTTTTCAGTGTACAATTGGACCCGTTAATGATAGAGGTTAATTATTATGGCTACATACTCACTTTCAGATTTAGAAACTGACATTAGAAATTATACTGAAGTAGACAGTAATGTTTTTACTGGTGCTATTCTAGGTAGATTTATAGAAAATGCAGAATATAGAATTGCTTATGATATTCCTATGGATTCAGACAGATTCGTGGAGCAAGGTACAATGGCAACAGACGTAAATAATATTAGAGTTCCAGCAGGATCTTTATTTGTTAGAGGTGTAGAAGTATTTAATGCATCTAATTCTACTGAAGCAGGTACATGGTTAGAAAGACGTGACCAAACTTTTTTAAGTGAATATGTAGGAAGATTAACAGGTCCAGAAGGGTCTACTACATCAGGAGCAGATGTTACTGGAAAACCTAAATACTACTCTATGTTTGGTGGAGCAACCGGTATAACTGACACTACTTCAGGATCTATCTATTTAGCACCTACTCCAGACGCTAATTACATATTTAGAATATATTATAATAAACTTCCACCGGGTTTGGAGACACAGACTTCGGGTACTTATATCAGTAGATACTTTCCTCAAGGTCTGTTATATGCTTGTTTATGTGAAGCATATAGTTTTTTAAAAGGTCCACAAGATATGTTGACACTATATGAAAATAAGTATAAAACTGAGCTACAAAAGTTTGCAGCGATGCAAATTGGAAGAAGAAGACGAGACGATTACACGGATGGAACAATAAGAATACCAATCGAGTCACCGCCTCAATAATTAGGAGAAAAAAATTATGGCAATAGCATCAGCAATATGTAACAGTTTCAAACAAGAAATTTTAGTTGGGACGCACAACTTTACAGCATCATCTGGAAATGCATTTAAACTAGCATTATATACAAGTTCAGCATCTATGGGTGCAAGTACAACAGCTTATAGTTCATCAAACGAAATATCAAATACATCTGGATCATCTTATTCAGCAGGCGGAAGCACAATAACAAGTGTTACACCTGTCTTAGACGGTTCAACTGCAGTTTGTGATTTTGCAGACGTGTCTTGGACATCAGCTTCATTTACAGCAAATGGATGTTTAATTTATAACGATACACAATCAGACAAAGCAGTTTGTGTTGTGGCATTCGGTGGAGACAAAACTGTATCAAGCGGAACATTTACAATTCAATTTCCTGCGGCAGCAGCAGCAACAGCTATAGTTAGAATAGCATAAGGAGGTAATTCCTTATGGCATCTATCTGGGGTGGAGACAGTCCTTCAGTAGCCTGGGGAAACAACACCTGGCAATCTAATACTTTTCCACAATCACTAACAGGACAATCATTAACTTCATCAATTGGAGCAGTCGAAGCTTTTCCAGAATCAGGTTTTGGTTCGGATACATGGGGATTTGAAAACTGGGGTGAAAGTGCAATTACAGTTGTTCCAACAGGTTTAAGTTTAACATCATCAACAGGTTCTTTAACAGCTTTCAATGAAGAAGGTTGGGGTAGAACTACATACGGTAATGCTGGATGGGGTGTAACTTATTCAGTTGCACCAACAGGGTTAGGTTTAACATCTGCAGTTGGTACTCCAATTGCTGAAGCATTTCTTACAGTAGGTATTACAGGAATAGGTGCAACATCTGCAGTTGGTACTCCAGCTACAGGAATTGGAGTTCCAATTAGTACAGCTGGTGTAGGTACAACTGCTGTTGGAGAATTAACAGAGGTTAGTACTAATGCAGGTTGGGGTAGAGATAACTGGGGCCTTGAGCCATGGGGTGATACTGATGAACCAGTTATTACTTTAAGTGGACTTGGTTTAGCAACTTCTATCGGAGAAGTATCAGCATACAACGAGCAAGGTTGGGGTAGAGATCCTTGGGGTTATGAAAACTGGGGTGAGTCAGCACTAACAGTTATTGTTGACGTTACTTCTAGCGGAGTAGCAACTACAGGAGTTGGGGCATTGTCTCCAACTGAAATGAGTATCGGATTAAGTGGTCAAAGTATTACATCATCATTAGGAACGCCAGGTTTAGTATTTGGTGTAAGCACTGAACCGATAGCAGGAGTAGCAGCAACTTCTTCTGTTGGCGCATTGGGTTATGAAATAGGAGTTCCTTTAACTGGAATTGGAGCAACTTCAGCAGTAGGTGCAATCACACTACCTGACATGGCTATTGGCTTAACTGGATTAGGTGCAACTTCTTCCGTTGGAGAAGCTGAAGTTGTTAATGTTGAATTAATTAATCTAACTGGAATAAGTGCAACTGCTTCTGTAGGTGCAATTACACTAGATCAAATGGCTATTGGCTTAACAGGATTATCAGCAACTGCTAGTGTAGGTTTAATAGCTCCTGATGATGTTATAGGATTGACAGGAGTTTCAGCAACTGTTAGTGTGGGTAATGTAGCTCCATTAGGTTATGAAGCTATTACAGGTACACAAAGTGCTGGATATAGCTCAGTTACGGCAACGCAAAGTGCGAATTATACTGCAGTAAATGATTGACAATGAGTATAAAAACAAATAAAAAAAGATACTAATTAGGAGAACAAAATTATGGCATCAACTTATACGGCTCTCGGTGTAGAACTAATGGCAACT